ACGTGTTGAAGTACCCGTCTAGGGTGGTGGGGCTTACGGTCTTGGGCATGATGACCCTAACCCTAAACGTAACCCTATCCTTGGCGTACTCAGCCGTAGAGTCCTGTAGTCCGTATGAGCACTCTTCGGACTCGATGCCTACCGTGACGAAGCTCCTCGTCCTGGAGTCCAGTGGGGTACCGTCGTACTCCACGTAGACGTTTAGCGGTGAGATATTCTCTAGGGTGTCTCTAAAGTCGCTTAGTATGGACATAGTGTGTCTGCCTCCTTAGTCTTAGTGTGTGGATATACGTGTGTACGGAACGGAGTGGGTACCGTTCCGTACGGTGCTATTGGGATGCGTGGCTATACGCACTTAAAGTAGAAGCCACCGTCCTTCACGAGGTCCTTTACGGTAGCTAGGTAGCTGTAGAACATCTCGTAGGCGTCGGATAGCTGGTCTCTGCCGTCGTGCTTCTGAGCCACGGTGCCAGCGTAGGTGTAGTTGAGCCTGTCCCTCGACGCCATGAACCTCTGGTACTTTAGGTTGGCTAGCGCGGCACAGACGTAGTTAAGCCTACCGTCGGTAGAGTACGAGGGGTCTGATAGCATCTGGGTTACGTCGTCGACGGCGGACGATACCAGCGTAGAGTAGTCCGAGGTGTCACCTACGCCTGAGAATAGCTTGAATAGTGCGTCGATGGTGGTCGTATTCATAGAGCGTCACCCCTTAGAGTCTATACTCGTCGAGGCTAGGGCTACCCTTAGACGGGTCTACCGCCAACTGTGAGTACGCCTCTCCGACGGGGGCGGGCTCGGACAGTAGGCTCTTCTTAAGCTCTAAGAGTTCGTCTATGCCTAGACCGTCCATATGCTTCTCGAGTATCTGGCGGGAGCCGTCCCTAAGGAACCCTAGCCTTACGACGTCGCGCTTGAGGTCTTCGGTGATGGCTGACAGTAGTGGGCTCTCGAGGGAGTCGGGGACGGCTACGTCTAGCGTACCGAAGCGCTTGGTTACGCCCGCACGCACCTGAGCGGGGACGGCTACGAAGCTCCACTCGTACGCGTCGGTGACGTCGTCTAGGACGGTGTAGCAGAGCTTACCGCCGTAGTACTTACCGCCGACGTGGCTACAGCCCTTGTCGTACCTGTCGTTCCCACAGATGGAACACCTGTGCGACTTAGCGGCACACGATACGCTGACCTCCTTCTTAATGCCTCCGTCTATCTCTTTGATGAGGTCTACGTTAGAGGAGGTCTTGACCATGTAGGCGTTGCCCTTGAGGTACCTGTATGGGGTGCCGTACTGGGTGGTCTTAGACTCGTCCAGTACTACCTGGGTATCGAACAGCCTAGAGGTCTGGTTGGTGCCCTTGGCGTTGTGGTCGAACACTCCCGTCTTGCCGACGAATAGCCTCTGTAGTGCGTCCAGTGCGTGGTCGGAGAAGGCTTCGTGGTCACGGTCTACGTCGTTGTCGCACAGCACTACGTCGAAGAGGTATACCTCGTCTTCGGAGAGTTCACGCCTGGTGTAGGCGTTTAGTTTCTGTAACATGCTTTCGTCTTCCATAGAAGGTTGCTCCTTTCGTTAGGTGGTACCGTCGCGTAGAGGGCGGCGGGTGCCGCCCTAGCTAGCGTCGGTCGAGGGTACTACTGTGTGACGGTTAGAACCTTCATGGCGTCCGCAGAGATGGTTCTGAACAGGTATGGGATGCCTACGGCTACACGGTCTAGCTGCCTGTTGATTAGGGTGTCTGTGGTGATGTTGATGTCGCTCGTGGTGACGTACTCGAGGGCGAAGTTCCTATCTAGGGCTACCACCTTGGTGTTGTCCAGTGAGGTGGACTTGATGAGCTTAGCGCCGAACGGTAGCACGATGTCCGAGGAGGCGTTGCAGCAGCAGTTCTCAGCGACCTCGGGCAGCTGTAGGATGGCTGCGCACACCGCAGGAGACGCTACGATGGTGTTGGCGTCGTAGGTGGTGAAGCTACCGAATAGGTTGACTAGGTCGCTGTACGCGATATCCTTGCTGGCGGTGCTTACGGTGGTGGCGCTGTCCGTTACGGCGGTTAGAGCCTTAGAGTAGAGAGCCAAGCCCAGCTTCCTGCCTACGACCCTTAGCTGTAGGGATAGCATGTCTATCTTCTGCTGCCTGATGACCTCGTAGGAGCAGTTGATGATTCTAGCCAGCTTCTTAACGTCGAGCGCCACGGAGCTCTCGAAGATGCTACTGTCGGACATGGTAGCGCCTTCAGCCACGTTGTTGTAGTAGGAGCTGCTGTCGACTAGGGTTAGTCCCTTGTAGGACGTGGTGTCTACGACGGTCTTCACTGCGACGATGTCGCCGATGTGAGAGTCTTCGATGCCCTGTAGTATGCACCTCTTGAGGTACTCAGGGAACAGTACGGCGGACTCCGTAGTAGAGAAGAACTTCTCCACCCTGTCGCAGTGTGCGCCGTTGGTCTTGATGTTGAACCTCTTAAGCTGGCGCTCGTAGGCGTCTAGGCTCTTAAGGGGGGTATCCACGTAGTCTTCGTTAGGGTCAGCCTCTTCTAGAGCCTGTAGGAAGGTCTTACCTGATAGGTTGTATAGACCCTTTTCTAGTTTGATGTTGTCGAACATATTCATACCTCCAAAGTGTTTATACGGTCTCTACGGTGCCGAGTTCGGTCTCAATCTGTAACGCCTGAGCGTTCTTGAGCCTAGCGTCCGCTAGCTCTACCTCGTCCTGTAGGTTGATGTTAATCCATTCCACGGAGACGCTACCGCTGGAGCCTAGGCTCCTTAGGTACGCCGTGCATACCTGCTTAATGGTGGGTGTGACGACACGCCTGTAGTACTCCAGTTCCGAAGTAAGCATGTCTGCCTGCTGTGAGGACATCCTCTCGGTGGACGACCAAGACAGCCCCAGCAGGAACGGCGGGATGGATAGCTTAGATAGCAGCTGTTCTAGTAGCTGTCTGACGGGAACCTCCGTGTCGAGAACCTGGTTGTCTGCGCCGATGGTCTGGATGCTCACGTCTCCCACGGCTACGAAGTCCTTGACCTCGCCGTGGTGTGCGGACTGCATGCCGTCTGACCACTCCTTAGCTATCTGCATAGCCCTCTCCTTCGAGAAGACCCTGTCGGAGCTGTCTGAGGAGGGCTTGTAGGTTACGGCGTAGCGTACGTTTCCGACCCTGTCGAAGTTCTGACCGATGCACTCGTAGACCCTCAGCAGGATGGAGCTTATGGCGGGTAGTCCGCGTAGTACCGACCTGCCCATCAGTTCGCCGCCCACGCAGTTGATGGAGGAGAACAGCACCAGCTGCGGCATGGCGATGGGCTGCTCCTCGCCCTTGACGTAGAACACCTTGTCGATGGGAGAGGTAGAGGGTCGAACCTCTAGGTCGGCGACGTTGCCGTTGGATAGCCCCACCACCTTACCGCTGTCCCTGCTGACGAGTATCTCACCGACGGCGTTGCCGTAGGTTATCAGGCTGTCCAGGTAGCAGTCGACGAACGTGCCTAGAGACCTGCCAGTAGCGCCCACGGGGACGTTCTCTACGAACTCGTCCAGGAGGGCTTGGTATCGGCCGTCGGAGCACCTTACGGAGAACCCACCGGTCAGGCGTACCACCTTGCAGATGGCGGCGTCCACTATCGGTACGGAGAACCTGAGCCTGTCGTATAGGAGCTTCTCGTTGAGCTCCACGGAGTTGTGGTAGTCGAACCTGTGGGATAGGGGCTCTCTAGCGGTCTGTACTAGTACGGGCTCCTCTTTGGGAGCCTTCTTAAAGCGTGATAGTATGCTCATATAGTCTTAATCACCTCCAGTAGTTAGTGTGCCTACTCCCTGGGTAGGGAGTAGCAGAAGAAGTCGTTGGGGTCGCTCCTAAGGGCGTAGGATACGAAGTAGCGGACGTCGTCCATGGCGTGGTCGTGCTCCTTGATGGGAGTGTCGTCGTTGCGGCGCTCGTCCCAGCAGTACTGTGAGAACTCCCTAACGGAGTCCTTGCAGCGGCTAGAGAAGAGTATCCTGTCGGAGTCTAGTGCGTCGCTGACCAGCCTAATGCCTGAGAGTACGTCGTTGTTAGCCTTGACCACCTCGAAGCGTCCGTGCCTGCGTATGCACTCTATGAAGCTGCTCGCGGACGGGTCTACGACGACCGCCTCGACGTCCAAGCCTTGGGTGAGCCGCTCTAGCGCCTGGTAGTACTCTTCGTCGGTGTGGAGCGTTCCGCTCTCCCTAGAGGAGTGGTAGTACTCGTCGACTCTGAACCAGACTCCGTCGCTGAGACCCCATAGCCCCATAGACGTCGGGTTGACGATGCCGTAGTCGCACGAGACCACGTACCGAGTGAAGCTCGTCGGGAGGGTGTCCACTACGTGGTGCTCTCTGCTGAACATCGGGTACACGACCCCACTGGATACCGTCCACCTGCCGAGTACGAACCTATCGTAGAAGGTTCCAGAGTAGAGGCGCCTGTAGCGTTCCTTCACCTTCTGGGAGAGAGAGGGGTTGTCTTCCATGGTGAAGTGCACGTATAGGGCGCGCTTCTCTTCCGCCTTGAGTATCCACTCGCGGTAGAACCAGTGGTACGGGTTGCCTGGGTTGCAGTTGAACCACAGCTTCGAGCCGACGACGGAGCACCTAGCGAGCGCCTGCTCTACGAACGAACGGGGCATCAAGACGACCTCGTCGAAGAAGACCCCACAGAGCGTAATGCCCTGTATCAGTGCGGACGAGCCCTCATCCTTACCGCCGAACAGGTAGAAGCGGTTGGTCACCCCGCATACGGTCACGTCGAAGTAGTTCTTACTGACCTTCTCGGAGCAGCAGAAGCCTATCCCGTCGAGGGTCTCCACCAGTGGAGTGGTCACGTTGCGCCTAAGGGAGGTTATCGTCTTGCCGCACATGGCGAACGAGCCTCCCCTGTAGTTAGCCATAGCCCACAGCACGAACCCCAACGACATGGACACCGTCTTACCCGAACGTATGGCACCGTCACATACGATGGCGTCGTACTCTGCGTACCGCTCTAGGTTCCACCACCGCACGGCTAGTAGCTGCTTGGGTGAGAAGCTATCAACCTTCAAGGTCGTCACCACCACTAGGTGAGCTTAGAGCCTCGATGAGGCTCTTAGCGGTAGCGGAGCTGTCCGAGAGGCTAGAGTACTCTAGCATCTTCTCTAATGCCTTCTGCCTGTCGAATATCTTGACCTCCACCCCACCGCCCTTGACACGCTTTAGTTCAGAGACGTTGAATAGGTCTAACTTGGCTATGGTGCTAGGCGGTGGCAGCTCCTCGCTGAACACCAGGAACACCGCATCGTTGACGCTGCCGAACGCTAGGCGCTCTAAGCCGCTCCAGATAAGACTCTTCTTATCGCTCATGAGTCACACCTCCAGATAGTCTTAGTAGGGACTCCGCTTAAG